GTGCAAGATGTAGAGAAACAGATCAACAGAAACCTAAGGTTTACCTATGGCAATTAACATACCTATCGTTACGGCTTTTGCTGATAGTGGTATCAAGGCGGCTGAAAAGGCGTTTGGTAAGTTTGGCAAAACTGGTGTAGCGGTAGGCGCTGCGTTCGCTGCCGTTTCCACTGCCGTTGTTGCCGGGCTTGGTTTGTCTGTCAAGGCTGCAGCAGAGGATCAGCGCTCACAGGAGTTGTTAGAAAAACAATTATACAACACTTTGAGAGCAAGCGAAAAAACTACTAAAGCCACAGAGGATTTTGTTGGCCAGATGGAATTGGCTAGCGGTGTTGCAGACGGTCAATTAAGGTCAGCGCTCGGCAACCTTGTGCGCTCAACAGGCGATCTAACGCTTTCACAAGACTTGTTAAATCTGTCGCTGGACATTAGCGCGGCTACTGGCAAAGATTTAGAGTCGGTCTCAATTGCTTTGAGCAAAGCCTCGATGGGTCAGATGACGGCTTTGCAAAAACTTGGCATACCGTTAGATGAGGACATCAAAAAAACTAAAGACTTTAGCAAAATACAAGAGGCGTTAGATAAACAGTTTGGTGGTGCGTCAGCTGCAGCGGCAGACACGTTTAGTGGGCAACTTGCTCGACTAGGTACGGTCTGGGATAACTTAACTGAGTCAATCGGCTTTGCTGTCTTAAACAACGAGTACGTTAAAGACGCAATCAATAAATTGCCAGACGCAGCCAACAATGCAATAGCCGCAATCGGAGAACAAGGTCTAGGCGGCGCTCTAAATGTGTTCTTAGATCAGATGGGCATTGTTGGCGCATACGCAAAACGGTTTGGTATCTCTGTAGCGCTTGCTTACAACAACATGGCAATGGATGCCTACAACGCTCTTGTCACTTTAAGCATTGGATTTGCACAGTTAATACCGGGCTTTGTGGCGGCAGGTAAAGAAGTTGCCGCTAACCAATTGCGATTGGGATTAGAGCTCGATGCAAACACGTATTACATCAACGATCTAAGCAAATCAATGAAAGACAACGCTGCACAAACGAAAGCAACAGCTACACAGTCTGAGCGTTGGGCGCAGTATGTCGAGATGATGGGTGGCGCTGCTGGGAATACAACCGGCAAGATTGATGGTCTTGGTGGCGCTACAGCCAAAGTCAATCCCAAAATTAAGGAAATGGCAGACAAAGTCAAAGAGGCATCAGATGCGTTAAATGACCGGCTTACGGATGCGTTAGATACTGCAAAATCAAACTTAGATGATGCTAAAACAAAGTTTGCTGATTTCGGCGAAAGCGTGTCAAAGAGTATTACAGGTGCGTTTAGTTTTAAGGATGCTAAAGACGCAGGCAATGAAACTGGCAAAGGATTTTTGTCAGGTTTACGTGAGCAAGCATTTAAGTTACAAACTTACGGCTATCTGATTACCGACCTGTTGAGGATGGGATTGTCGCAAGACGCATTGCAACAGGTGCTTGATGCAGGTGTGGACTCTGGTACAGCCATCGCAGTCGAGTTAATTAACGGTGGCGCAACTGCAATTAATGAAACAAACGATCTTGTAAAAGCCACCAAATCGGCTGCCGATATTATCGGCATTGAGGCCGCAGATAAATGGTATGGCGCTGGTGTATCAAACGCGCAATCATACTTAGACGGCGTACAAGCAAGATTTAACATTGCTCAAACAGGTCTTGCGATACCCGGTCTAACAATTGCTGATATTAAGGGCATTGGCGCAGCATTTGACAATGGCATATCAAGTCCAGCTGTGACACCAGTTAACTCTGTTAGATCAATGAGCGACAGTTTTGGTGGTGTAGGCGGTTTCTTTGACGGCATAAACATTACGGTGCAGGCTGGTCTTGTATCGTCACCAGATCAAATTGGTCAACAAATTATTGAGGCGATACAAAAGGCACAACGCCGTAGCGGGCCAGTGTTCGCACCAGCGACATGACCGTTCCAACAATGCAAGTGCTTGTGGGTTTCCAATCCACGACAGGCTTTGGTACACCGTTTCAGTTAAATGACTCGTTTTACGGCGTGCTTGACACAGCTGGTCGAGGCACATTGGGTGGCGTAACAATGGTTGACCTCACTAGCCTTGTTGAGTCCGTCAACATTAATCGTGGTCGTAATCGTCAATTAGATCAATTTAATTCTGGTACAGCCACGATTGCATTTAACAATGACAGCCAAATACTCAACCCAAATAACACATCAAGTCCGTATTACCCTTATGTGTTGCCACGTTGCCCGGTGCAAATCCTTGCCAACGGAATACCCATCTACACAGGTGTAGTGACTGACTGGAACTTAGACTACGACATCAGCAACCAAGACATGATGTATGCCTCATGCTCTGACAACTTTACAGTGTTATCCAACCAAGCAATAAACGCCGTAACACCATCTGTACAAGCCACTGGCGCACGCATCAACACTGTGCTTGATTTAACTGAAATTAACTATCAGGGCGCTCGATCAATTGATACTGGCTCATCCACGTTGGGCGCATTTGCTATAGATCAGGACACCAATTGTCTTAACTATTTACAGCAAATAAACACCAGTGAGCAAGGTTATTTGTTTATGTCAGCCAATGGAACACTGACATTTAAGGGTAGGTCAAGCATCCTAAACCCTGTAGCCGGCGCAACCTTTAACACTGACGGCACAGGTTTGCCATACCAAACACTGATTAACCAGTATGGCGATGAGCTGCTCTACAACTACATTATTACGCAATCGCCAGCTAGCACAGTCCAAACAACAAGCAACGCGGCCAGTATTGCCCTGTACCAAGCACAACAATATGCCGTCACCAATTTGCTCAACAGCACCACTGCAGAGGTAACAGGATTAGGCAACTACCTGCTAGGCAAATACAAAGACCCTGTACTGCGGTTTACTGGCTTATCAACTCAACTTACGGCGCTGTCAACAGCCAACCAAAACATTGCGCTAACACTCGATCTAACCAGCATTTGCACAGTTGTTAAAAACTTTGTTGCAGGTACACCAGCAACAGAAACCCAAACACTTATTGTTTCTGGTGTATCCCATAACATCCTGCCCGGCAGCCATATCATTTCATACACGTTTGAGAACACAGACGGAAACCAGTATTTCACACTCAATGATGCAATTTTTGGTACTCTGTCAACTACAAACATTTTAAGTTTTTAAGGGAGATTGACAACATGGCGTTAAACACCGATTTTGTTGCTGGCAACATTTTGACGGCTGCACAACAAAACAACTTTCCACGCGGCTTAGTTAGCGCCACTGGTAGCACTACATCGTCAGGATCAGTGTCCGTAGAAACCTTAAGCATCACCTCACCATCGTTTACTGCGGTTGCCAACAGGTATTACCGCATCAGTTATTTTGAGCCAGTTTTGCAATATGTATCCGGCACAGTAAACGTGGCTTTAATGCGTATCCGTTTAACAAACATCACAGGCACAGAGCAAGTATTTAACGAAGTCAAAATATCAAGTGCATCCGATAACTCAGGTATCTGCCAAACCGTAAGAACTTTGACAGCTGGATCAACAGTTTTTGTGGCAACCTTTGCACCATCTGGCGGCGGCAACCTCAACTGTTTCCGTAGCGCAACCGCAACAGCACAGTTAATTATTGAGGATTTAGGCTCTGTATGATCTTTGCAAATAAAGACGCGCTAGTACTTGGCTGATGGAAGTCTTAACAGCCGCACTTGTTGCAGGTGGTTTTACTGTGATAGTTGCACTCATCAACCGTGCAGATAAAACATCTCGATCAGAACACGCAGATACACACGCCGCACTAGGTCGCATAGAACAAAAAATAGATGGGCACATAAACAATCATGAATAAACAACTAAAAGCACTTGCCGCGTCCTACAGCCGCACAGTCATAGCCGCCGTACTTGCCGTTTACATGACTGGCAACACCTCACCAGCCGATCTAGGCAAAGCAGGCATTGCAGCCTTGATACCACCAATTATGCGTTGGGCTAACCCATCAGACAAGGCGTTCGGTCGTGACAATTCCAGCCAATCCTAAAGTTGTTGGCTCACGGCCATACACAGGTAACAGTGACGGCGCTGTAAATGCACCGTTGCCCGGCATGGATGAATGGATACGTTGCGCAATTAAATACGGTGGTGGCGCGTTTTGGAATAACGGAAGTTGGGGAATACGCGATATGCGCGGCTCAGAAAACTTGAGCGTACACGCCACTGGTCGAGCGGTTGACTTGTCGTACAGGATGTCAGAGAAACAACCTAAAGCAAACCGTAAAGGCGCTATGTCGTTTCTTAACATTGTTATTGCAAACGCAAATGAGTTAGGTGTAGAGCAAGTGCTTGACTATTTTCCTAAAGCGTTTGGGCGTGGCTGGCGCTGCGACCGACAAGCTTGGAAGTCGTACAGCAAGCCAGAGATACACGGTGCGCCGGGTGGGGATTGGCTGCACGTAGAAGTTTCGCCAGCCTTTGTAAAACAACCTGCAAACCTTATACAGCAAGCGTTTAAGAGGGTATTCACCGAATTGCCACAGTAATGCCCTATGGTCGAAGTACCGACGATAAGGGGAGATGCAATATGGCTGATGCCAAAACATACGTTTACGAGGTTTACACAACTCACCTAGACACAGAGCAAATGGTCTTGGTGCAGATATTCCGCGACCCTGAAACAGACAAAGTGCTACACGCGCAAATTGCGTTTAAGAGCGCTGTTGGTGACTCATGGGGAACGCCTTACCAATTGGAGAAAAAATGAGTTATTTAGCGATCAAATTAGGTGCATGGGTAGTTAGTGGCTTGGCGTGCTTTACGTTCCTCTGGGAGGCTAGTAAGCCGTCTGAGAGCCTGCCAAAGACCACAGGGCAACAGACCATAACCCTGACAAGCCTTGTGCCTACAACTACAGCTGCGCCGGCTACAACCACAACCGTGCCAAAAGGCTGTGCAGAATACGTGGCAGATGCGATCACCGCAGGCTGGCCAGCAGACCAAGCACCCATGATGGCGCGTGTAATGTTTCGTGAGTCGCGCTGCAATCCAAAAGCGTGGAACGGCCTTGACAGCAATCATGGGTCTAGGGGATTGTGGCAGGTCAATGGTATTCACGCCACGTGGTTGATCGAGGCTGGCATCATTACAAAACTTGACGATCTGTTTTACCCAGATGTAAACATTAAAGCCGCGCTACACCTTTACCGTATGGTCGGCTGGTCAGCGTGGGCTAGCACCTATGGCTGATGTACCATATCCCGAAAGTGGCATAAGCCAAGAAACGAGAGAAACAATGTATCCCGATAACTACAGCGACCGTTACGGCCGTGTATTTAATAACTTGATTGACGAAATTGTTAGACCTAATCACGTGGCTAGCAGAGTGCCAGATCACTCAATTTTGCTTGATGAGTTAGAGCTACTGCACGAGGCACACACAACCGTTGGCGGCCAGCAAAACCGATTTAACGCATCAGTGATCAGAGCGGCAATAAATGTTATACGCGACCTGTAAAGCGTGCGGTTTAATGATGCACGGCACAAGATACAGACACAACCCTGAAAAGATTATGTGGCTACACCCGGACTTAAAAGCCTGCACAAAAGTTAAGCCAATCAAATGACCTTTACCGTTGGACTATCACATCAATACTTGGCTGCACGTGACCAAATGGTGACAACAAAAATGCGTGAAGTGCGCGCATTAGGTCAAGGCAAAACAGCACGCACACTTGACAACACAGTTGCAAGCAATCTTGGCTTTACAGTCGAAGCAGCATGGGCACAATACAACGGCGCAGCCTACGAGTTTGAGCCATACCAACTAGGCGGCGATGACGTACTCGG